TATAAATGGCTCAAGCGCGCGCCAAAATTTTCAAACTCATTTTAATTAAATTTAATTAAATGCTCTATAATCTTAATCAGCACCACTAATTAAACAAAATTTAAGAAATAATTTGATATAATTCTAATAAAATATTTGGAGTACACAATGACCAAAACATTACTACAATCCCTGAAAATGGAATATGAAAACTCAGATATTTCATTAGCAGACTTGTGCCTAAAACACGGAGTCTTTGCTGATGAACTAACAGGTGCTGACTCCTGGGTAAAGTCTGAAGAGTATCAACTCAAACCTGACGACACACCTTTAATACCTGAAATACTCCCACCCTCTCAGCCAACCTCAACACCACAAGAAACTGATGAGGAAACTCCAGAAGATATTACCTTAGTTTTGGAGAATATTCAAGTATTTAAGAAATCAGTAGTTGAGTATGCACTAGATTTTATACAGTCAGCGCATATGGCTGAGGTTAAGGAAGTTAAAGATGTAGTAGCTATGGTAGATAGTATTGAGAAGAGCTACAAAGACTTGAAACCTCAACAAGGTCCAACAATAAACATAGCTATACAGAACTTGGTTAGTAGATTTAAGGATGATTGCTAATGAACAGAGTAGATTTAGAGGATAAAGAACTAACTCAGCAATCTCACCAGCTTGAGAAAGAGTATATCTCACGAGAGGTGGAGTTGTCTGAGGAGGAGCAAGAGTTTATAAACACTAGGTTAGGGTCTAAGTTGTGGAGAATGAACAACCTCTACACTATAAGGAACAAGGACGGTGAGAAGCAACTACTAAAACTTAATCCGTCACAGATGAAGGTTCTTATTCAGTATCACCACACTCGTAAAATAATTCTGAAAAGTAGACAACAGGGTATATCGACACTATTCTTAGCTTATTACCTAGATGACTGCCTATTCAAGCCAGGATATCAGTCTGGTATTCAGAGCTATGGTCAGGATGAGGCTGAAAAGCTTGCTGATAGGGCTCAGTTGATGTGGGAGGATATGGACGAGAACGTTAAGCACATAATGGGGTTGAAACTTGTAGCTAATAACTCTAAGCGTATGATGTTCTCAAACGGTAGCATACTAAAGATCGGCAACTTCCGTGGTGATACTCTTCAGGGACTACACGTATCTGAGCTAGGTAAGATAGCTAAGAAGTATCCAGAGAAGGCTAAGGAGCTGAAGACTGGTGCGTTTCAGGCAGTAGGTAAGAACAACAAAATATCTATAGAGTCCACTGCTGAGGGTAGGTTTGGTTTGTTCTACGATATGTGGGTTAAGGCATATAATAAGTCTAAGAGCGGAAAAGAGCTAAATCCACTAGAGTTTGAGGCGATATTTCTTAGCTGGCTAGAAGACCCAGACTGCACACTCCCAGCTGTGGACACATTACCAGAAAACATAGTTCACTACTTCGAGAGGATTAAGGCCGAGTATGATATAGAAGCTACACCAGAACAGATGTCTTGGTATGCATCTAAGTATGACGAGCTGGGTGAGGAGATTAAGCAGGAGTATCCCACAACACCTGAAGAGGCATTTGAGCAATCACTGGAGGGAACCATCTACAAGCAAGAGTATGACCTGCTGTTTAGGACTAACAGAGTCTTACCTAGTTTATTCAGGCCTGAGTGCCCTGTAACTGTAGCTTACGACCTAGGTGTAAATGATGCTACAGTGCTCACATTTGCACAGGTTGTTGATGGTAGGCCCCGTATTATTAATGTATATTCAGGAACTGGAGAAGGATTGGAGCACTATGTTGATGTTATGTGGGCCTTAGTTAGAGAGCAGGGGTATGATATTAGAGATGTTATACTACCGCACGATGCTGCTGTAAGGGACTTTTCAACAGGTAAAACTAGATATGAGAGGTTTTTAGAGCTTGGAGTGCCTGCTAGGATATTAAAACGGCAATCTGTAGATGATGGTATTGAGGCCACACGTCAGTTATTGAAGTATTGTGTTGTAGATAGCAGCTGTGAGACGTTTTTACTAGCTTTACAGCAATATAGATGGAAGTTTGATAAGAAACTTGGAGTTACTTTGAGGGTGCCAGAGCACGATTGGACGTCTAACTATATGGATAGTTTTAAATATTTAGCTCTTGGACTAGATTATAGCCCTGAAACAATAGATAGAACAGCTTATGAGTATCCAGATGACTATGCATATGAGGACGATAGTTACGAAGGTATCTAAATAGTTTCAGGGTTTAAGAATATTTTAATTTATTCTATGATATAATAAAGAAAATTTTAAAGAAGGATAGGAAATGGATAAAGAAACTGGTAATCAAGGTAATGCTCCTACCAATGATGTAGCTGAGAAGGACTATGACGTTACTAATTTTTTGGATAGTATTGAAAAAGCTATGCCGGAAGATGCGGACCCGATAGAATACTATAAGGAGCAAGTCGCAAAAGCTGAGAAACGTCGTAGAGGTACTGTAGCTGGTTTTACAAGAAGCCAACAACAGCTAAAAGCCTTAGAAGCTCAAAATAATTTCCTAAAGGAAAAGGTGGTTTCAAACATTGAATTGACTGCAGAGCAACGCGAAGAGCTAGAGGAGCTAAAATATAGTGACCCAGATGCTTGGAGAGCTAAACTAGATAGTTTAGAGAGTGCTCAAAAATCAAAGTTTAATTCTGATATGGCAGCAGAGCTAGAGAGAATTAGAAATATGTCAGTTGAGGAGTTTGAAAGGGAGAGGTGTGCGAAACAGTTAAGTGATTTTGTAGCAGCTAATCCAGAGTTGGATATAACTAAGGAGGATATTGCAGAACAAATCCCTCCAGTGTATATGAAGCGACTTACTAGCGGCCAGATTTCATTTGAGGAGTTTTTAAACTTGACTAAAAAGTTTTTAACTGCCCCATCTGCATCTATGAGCAAAGACGTGCCAACACCGAGCGGCACTAATGTTAATAGTATCAGAGGAACAAGTGAAGCACCAATGTCGAAGGAAGCGGCAAATGTCCTCGACAATATGAAAAATCTTAAATTTTAAAGGATAAGATAATGCCAAAACAATCAACAGGTATCCTTCGCTACGGCAATGCTCTTGAGCGTAAAGGCTGGATGGTAGAAGGTATGATACAAAAGGCTTCAGAAAGTTTCTGGAGAGGCCTTACAGGTAACAATGCGAATGCAGTAGTTTACCAAAAGAATGACTTCGGTGTAAAAGCTGGTCACAACATAATTTTTGACTACTCTGGTATGCTTGCAACTGCAGGTTTCAGGGGTAAAGAGCAAGCGTTTGGTAATTCACCAGCTAAAATGAAGTTTAGTGATAGCTTAACACTTGAGTTTGGTAGATATACAGTCGATAATGGTATGGAGTTTGATGCAGAAGCTCTCGGAGACCTAGACTTAGCTTCACACGCTGATAGTAGAGATAAACTAGCTGACAACTTTGTTCGTGCTAAAGACCAAATGCTATTTGACCTTGGTCAAGGTTTCTTACGTGACCAAAAACCTAGCCATATAGTTAGACCAGGTGGCAAGACAAGCATAGCTAACCTAACAAACACTGACAAATTAACTTGGGATTTCTTGGTAGACCTAGAAACAATAGTTAAAACAGGTAGTGGCTGGACAGAGGGTAGTAGACGTGCACCACTTAAGCCATTTAAACTAGCTAATGGTAAGTCAGTATGGTTGCTAGTTCTTGATGCATTTCAAATTCGTGACCTACTTAAAGATGATGGCTTTAAGAAAATTTATGGCTCTGCTGAGGTTAGAGGCATTGAGAACTCACTTATTTCACATCGTGTTACTGAGGTTGGCTCATTTGTTATTATGGAAGCTTCTACATTTGCTGGACTTTCAACTTCAAATCAACTATTCAAAACAGCTGTAGAGATACAAGGACTTCGCCTTATTGATGAGAGTGGAGATTTCTCAGGCACAGGTGTTGCATTAAATGGTAAAGTTGCATCTCGTGGCCTAATTCTAGGTGCTGGTGCATTCCAACTAGGTATGGGTAACACTCCAGATTATATCCTACAAAGAAGCCAAGACTTTGGTATAACAAGTGAGAGTGCTCTAGCACTAACAATGCAAGTAGATAAATGTAGATTAACTGCTGAAGTTGAGGATTACAAAGAAGCTAAAATAGCTAATATGGACTACTCAGTAGCTGTTATTGATACATTTACTGATGAAATATAAGGAGTAAGAAATGGCTAAAAAAGATTTAAGCAAATTTCTTGGTAATAACAAGAAGTATAACAATTCAGCAATGGTAGCCACACTTACACCAGCACTTCTAAAAGAGGCTGGAGTTAAGTCAGGAGACCAAATTATTATAGGTAAATTACCAGCAAATGCAGTTATTACTGGTGCTTATCTAGTAGTTACTGAAGCTATGCCAGGATTTTCTCTAGCAGCTACTGTAAATGGAGATAATGATAACCTAGATTTTACTTCAGTTTGCTCAACACTTCAGTCAGCAATTACTGTAAGTAGAACTAAAGTTATTACAGACGTTTATGGCACTATAACTATGGGCACAGGAACAACTGGTGAAGCTCATTTAGTTGTGGAGTTTATTGAACTACAAGGCTATAATGGCACATTCGTGGAGTAGCCTATGGAAGTCAAGGGCCTAATAAAAGAGGTACGCCACAAAGTTGGTGATATACCTAAGACCAAATTTACAGATGATAGAATACTATCACTTATAAATGAAGGGCTTGATGACTTAGCACGCAAGGTGGACATTAACAAGGGAGAGCTTAATCTCCCTGTTGTGCCCTATCAAAGAGTTTTAACAATACCAGATAAAGACTTCATAAAGCTTTTAAGAGTTAGATATAACGAAACTACCCTAGATATAGTCCCATTTGATAAGATGGACGAGATGAATAACTGGGAAAGTAAAGTTGGCTCTAAATTACAAGCAATCGTCTACAATTTAAGCAATCCAAGGCATCTTACATTATACCCATTATTAGATGAAACACTAAACAGTGTGCATTCTAAGCTAAATAATGCTAATGGGACTTTGGTAGATATACCTGGAGTAACTAGAGTTGGCATAGATGGTATTATTACAGATGTAGAACTTGACGACTTTATAGATTTAGGTTATGTGCCACAAGGTTTAAGACCTGATGGGACTACCACAAGCATAGAGGATGGCTACCATTCATTAAATATTAAGTATGTTAAGCGTTTGCCCAGGGTTACTGAAGCTACTGAGGAGATTGATTTGGACGAAATGTTTAAGTCTACCTTAGCTTATTATGTAGCTGGTATGCTTTTGCTTGATGATATGCGTGGAGAGAATATACAGAAAGGTTTATTGTTTGTAGATAAATACAAAACTGAACTTTTAAATGTAGAAGCTCTTAGCAAGAATGGCTATCAAGAAGTTGAGGACTACTCAGTCAATTACAGAACGGGGTTTGGCAATGAATACGCAAAATATTAAGAGTTTGTATATTAATAAACTAACACTTGAGGATATGGAATTAGGTGTTGGAGAAGTAACTCAAACTCGTGGCGGCAAACAAGTAGTTCGCACTAAAATCAATGCCAAGAATTTTCCTTTTGATGAAAATAGGACTCTCGCTCAAAGATTAGATGCTATAACTGAGGACCTTAATAAGGCTGAAAGTTATGTAGATTTATTTGCTAAGGCTAATTTAGAGGCAAATAACACTTTAAATACAGCTAAAGAGTATAATAAATTTATAAAAAATACTCAGATGGATATAGAGAGAATAGCCTATAATGTTAATATAGTTAAAACAGATATATTAGCAAAATTAGGAGAAGCTTCTCTAGTCCTGGGTAAGGCAGATAATCTATACAAAGAGTTTAAAAATATTTCGCTTTCGATGAAGCAAGACTTATCTGAAATGATTATGGTAGAATATAACCTTAATTTACTTAAAGAAAGATTTGAGTTCATTGCTGAGAAGGTAGAGTGTGTGTTTGCTAAGGCTAAACAAGCAACTAAAGAGCTCAGAGAGATGGCAAATCAGTGGAGAGAGTTATCTCTACAAATACCTGAAGTGCTAGAAGCAGCTAAGAAAGCTTGCGAATGTGCTAAGAAGGCTTGCGAGTGCGCTGCTAAAGCAAAAGAGAGTGAGAAAAAGGCCAAAGAAAGCGAAGAGATTGCTTTCATATCTTCAAAGCAGGCAAAAGATTATCTACTGGGTATTAAAGATTTGATTAAGAAAAATGAGAAAATCCTTAGAGATAATATGGTAGCTTTAGGCCAAACCTATATTTACACAGAGGAAACTGGCACTGCAGAGCATTTACTTATTTATATGGGTAAAATTACTGATGCAGAATATACTGGCGGAGAGCTAAAATTAACTCACGATGAGGATATTAGCTTATTTTTAAATGACGAAGGTCAATTAATACTAGCATTGTAAGGAATTGAGATATGTCAAGACAATTAAATTTAGGTAGGATAGGCTTCAAGAATAAAGGCGCTTGGGTCCCTGCTAAATATTATGAGCATGATGTAGTATCATTTAATGGTAGTGTGTATTGCTGCAAATTAGAGCACACATCTACTGGTGATATTACTCCGGCTAATACAGAGCACTGGGACCAATGGACTGATATGACTATGGGACCACAAGGTATCCAAGGCATCCCTGGTCCTAAAGGTGATAAGGGTGAAACAGGCCTAGTTGGTCCACAGGGTATTCAAGGTGAAACAGGCCCTAAGGGTGAGAGAGGTGAAACTGGTCCAGTAGGCCCTAAAGGTGAGCGCGGAGAACCCGGTGAGAGGGGTCCTAGAGGTGAGACCGGTGCACCAGGTTTACCAGCAGGCATGGAGGCAGGATTTGGCGGTAGTGAAACCTCAACAATCAATCAAAAGTTTTTAACTGAAAAGATTAAAGCTTTGGGCACTGTATCTAATATAGATGCTTCAGCTTTAGATGCAAATACTTATTACCCAGTATTAGGCACTAAGTTGCCAGGAGTAGGATATAGCTTAATTGAAGTAACTACTAGCCACCCAGCTACTAAACCTAATTGGGCTGAGCATGGATTTACTGGAGTTATGAGAATACTAGCTCAATCTTTTGAGAACTCTGAAACTGATGGTAAGTCTTATGTAATACTAAAAGATGTTAAAGGTGTAGATACATTACCTATATCATTTACTCAATTAGTATCTGGTGAGCCTATAGTTTGGGTTAGAGGTGGATATAAGTATGATATTAAGACTGATTATAATGCTACATTCACTCTTAAGTCTGATGGTGTAGATGTTCCTGGTGGAGCTAAGAAAACTCCTACAACTACTCTACCAGAAAGCGAAGCATTAGCAGCTAATTCTGGTAGTTCATCAGGTGGAACTCAAATATCAATCAAAAATGTAATCTCTGGTAATGCTAAAGATGTAGCTGTATCTGAGAAAGCTATAGTAGATTATGTTTCTGAGCATGTAATGCCAGAGGTTAAAGTCAAAGTAGATAAAGCCAAAGAAGAGGTAGAGAAAATTATCCCTAAGCCAGGAGAAACATATAAAGGTGTTAGAATAATCCCAGTCTTTATGGAGTATGTTTGGGCTTACCAAGAGGTAGAAAGAAAAGTCAGTGATAACTCAATAGTTAAGTATGGTGATATTTTCTGGCAAGGTTTAGTTTCTTATACTACTGCTACTATGGGTGTAAGTTTTGAAAAATTCTCTTTACCAGTAAGGCTACAATTTCCTTTTGGAGAGGAGATAGTCAAGATAGATGGTGGAAAACAAATAACTAGCAACTATGCATCTTTTATAGCTATGCCTAAAGGTAAAAATTACGTATATGTTTGGGGCTATAATGGGCAAGGTAGATTAGGCACTGGTAACACTGATAACCAAGTTACTATAAGAAGAGTTGAACTACCTGGTATAGTTAAGAATGTATGGCATAATCAGTCATTTACATCTTCTATGGAAGGATATTCTTTTATTCAACTTGAGAATAATGATATATACTTTGCTGGATATTCAGGCCACGGTCAGAATGCATTAGGAACTACTCCAAGTAGTGTCCCAACATTTACTAAAGTCCCAGTATTATCAGGAAAGGATATAGAGGAAATTATTGTTACTGCATACTTTGCAATGTTCGCCAAAGTTAAAAAGCCTAATAATCTATATGATATTTATGGATGGGGCTATAATAATAGAGGCGTTATTGGCACTGGTGGTAATAATAACTCTATTTTAACTCCTACTCTAGTAGCTGAAAATGTTTCTCAGTTTAATACTACTATGTGGGGCTCATCTTATGGAGGAAGCGGAAATACTTATTATGTGTATGCTAACTATATTAAAGATGGAGAGCCTTATGGAGCTGGATTGCTTGGTAGATGTTTCTTAAAATCTTTAGGAACATCTTATGAAACTTACTCATACCAGTTAATGTCTCAAGGTAATGGTAAACCATTCTCTAATGTTAAGAAAGTTATTAATCAGGCCCACTATTTAAGCTTTGTTTTAACTAATGATGGTAAACTCTACATTTCTAACTCTAATGCAGTTAATACTGAGTTGAAAGGAACTGGTAACAATGTAGTTAAATACCAGGATGGCTTTAGCTTATATGCTGAGGGTGTTAAGGATATAGTATCAGTAAGTAATATGGTAAATTTAAATGAAGGTAACTTAGTTTTAATAGTTATGGAGAATGGGGATGTTTATAACTCTGTATGGCATTCTTACCATATAAATAATGCTAATAACATTAGCCCTACAGCTTTGGGATTACCAGATTTAGCTAGCACAGCAGGAGGAACTTCAATCACTCTAAAAGAGTTTAAGAATTGTAAGCTAGATTTACCTATACCTTATGATAAAATACTTCAGATAGAGCCTACTTGCTATGGACATACTGCTAAATTTGGAACTATGTTAATAACTGATGGAAAAACTATTTGGATATCTGGTGACTATTATGGTAATAGTTATCATGCACTACTAAATTTGTATGGATTTACTCCAATGCCATTAATGCACACAGAAAGGTAAGAAAAATGAAAAAGATTTACATACAAGACCCGCTAGATACTAGATGGAATGACTTAAAGCCTCAACTAATTGGGGCTTTAGATGGTAAAGTATACGTTGAAATAGATGAGGACCTTAAATGGACTCCAGTAGTTAAGTTGCCTAAAGAATTGCAAGAGGTTAGAATGCAAAAATTGCAAGACCTTAAAGATGAATTCATTACTAGAGTAGATGAAATACTCAATTCTACGGCTCAAGCCAAGGGATATGATAGCATTAATACCGCAGTTAGTTATGCTGCCGCTCCTAACGAGTTTTACGAGGAAGGTAAAAAATTCTTTTCTTGGAGGTCAAAAGTCTATTACTGGGGATATGGTATTATAGATAAAGTAAAAAGTGGAGAGCTTGATATTTTATCTACTACCACCTTAGATAAGCTTTTAGATGTTATGCCTAAGTTTGAGGATGCATAATGAGTATCAATAGACCTATAGTAAAGCCTGTGTCTAAATACAGTTATGAGGTAGTTGAAGACTACCTCTATGATAATTTAGTAATACCAAAAGGCTATAAGACTAATGGAGCTAATATACCGAGAGTTTTCTGGAGCATATTTCCACCGAATAGTCCAGAATATTTAAGTGCTATAATCGTCCATGATTTTATATGTGACGTAGCTACTAATGATGTAAGTTGTCCAGTAATTTTAGGTGCTACTCAGAAAGAAATATTTGAGTATGCAGATAATAACCTTAAAGCTATGATGTTAGAGTTAGGTTGCTCAAAACTTAAAGCAACTATATTCTATTGGAGCGTAAGGTTATATCATAAAATTAAGTATTGGAGGAAATGATGTGGAAAACTTTATTATCAGCAGGTAGCTCAATTTTCATTAAGGGTGGTGCTTCTACAGTAATTATCTGGATATTAGTTGGGATTATCTCAGCTATGTATCTTAGTTTTAATTATTTACTAGGAGATTATAAACGTCAGCTAAATGTAGCTAATGATAATTATAGAGCTGCTGAGACTAATAGCACACTTCTATGGCTAGACTTAAATGCTAGCCTTATTAAGATAAAGGAGCAGAATGAAAGGATAGAAGCTGTAAAGGTTGATTTATCTAATGTCAAATCTGCAAGAGATAGAATAGCTCGTAAGTATAAGAATATGATTATACCAGAGCCAGATAATACTCCCTTAGATATAGCTAAGGGGGATTTTGAGAGATGTGCTAAAGAGCTCGCATTTTATAAACATTTATTTGAAGGATTAAGCAATGCCAACAAATAAACTTAAATCACTAGAGGAGTACACATTGAGAGATATTAATAAACTCGTGTATATTATACTGCTAGCGTTTATGATATTGCTCCAGGGTTGTGCTGATAAGCCAAAAGTTGCTTATAATGCAGTTAGGTTTAACGACGTTGTAATGCCAATTCAGTGTAATGTAGATATTCCAAATAAGCCATTATACATTCCTGACGACTTACATTCTGCGAAGGACTTAGCAGAATATTATGAAACAGTAGAGTTGTTGCTAAAGGAGTGTGCAAGTGACCGAACACATAGAAAAGATAAATGAGTATCTAGGTGAATACAAGTGGGTAATCGCCGTCGGGATTATTGGGGGCCTACTAAATGTAGGCTCCAACCCTAATAAGAGCACGGGTAGAAAATGGCTAGACAACTTAATAGGTGTAATTTCTAGTGGGTTCTTTGGATGGATGGGCTACGAAGTTATCAAATTTATTTGGCAATCTCAACAAGTTGCATTAGCAGGCTGTGGATTTTTCGCTTGGAAGGGTGCTACCTGGATTGGTATTACCTTAGATAAAATAATAGATAAGTTTGTAGATAGTAAATTAAGAAGGAGTGATGATGGCTTTGATTTTGACAATCAAGAGAATAAAGAATATAAATGATGGCACTATAGGCCAATTTACTGTTAAGGGAGAGGATGGCAGGATAGTATTAAAGGGTTATACCCTTGAACCTGCTGGTCCAGACACTACTGAGCGTATGAAAGACAGACGTGTCCCTCAAGGTAAATATAACCTAGATTGGCATCTTAGCGGTAGACTTAAAAAGTTATGCCCTAGGATATATAATGAATTAGTGCCTAAAGATAGGTTTATTCTAATTCATAGTGGTAATTACCCTGAGCATACTGAAGGGTGTATTTTGCTAGGTGATAGTGCTGATGCTAGGGGTGTTTATAATAGTAAGGCTATGGTAAGTAATTTTATAGGCCTTATTAAAGATAAACAGGCTGTAGTGGAGATTATAAACGAAGGTGTATAATGCAAATTCACAAAACTGAGAATATAAGCTTACCAGATAATGATTTAGACGCTATTAAGTTTATATCTGAATACCTTAGGCATAATCTTAGTGGCTCTACTAAGGTAGTATCTATGAATATAACCTCAGAGATAACTAAGCTTAATCCAGTAGTCTCCGGGCAGATTATTTCTGCCCTTGCTGGTATGTGTGATTTTATTTCATTTACTACTAATGGAATTAAGTTTGGTGATTTAGGTTATTTCAAGACTTTCTTAGGTAGTATCTCAGCTGATGCTTTCAATAAACTAATAGTTAATATTAGACTAGATGGAGCTAGAGTAGTCCATAATGAAAATAATGGCGGAGATACTTATTTCGATACCTATAAAGCATTAGTTCATTTCTTAAAGAGTGGTGTGCAAGTTAATGTAGGATGCTATATAACTAATAACACTATGAAGCATTTAAATGAAATGGTAGATTGGCTCAACTTTGTTAAATTAGTTTGGCTTATAGAGCCTAAGTTTTATTGTATAAAATCCTTAGTTAATGATTGGATTAGTTTTTGCAATGATGGTAACTTTAAACCTGATATTGAGGTAATCGAATGAAGCGATTTAATCCCTTAGATTTTATAGAGTGCAAAGCTTCTACAGGTGGTGGCGGAGGTGGTGGCTCTCACTCACAAGGTGGTAATGCTACAGGGGGCTGGGACAGCGGTAATATAGGGCAAGGTGCTGGTAACTCTGGAGGTGGAACTACTGGTCCTGGTGGTGCAGGAAATGCTGGAAGCACATCAGGCAAAGGCCACGGAGGATGGGGATTTAGTGATGCCCTTCACGACAACTTTGCTGGTGCTTTAAGAGGAGAGGCTGGAACTTCTGGTGGATGGGGTAGTGGAAACCATAGTAGCTCTGGAGGTGGAGATGGCCATCTGGGTGGTCTTGGCTCGCTAGGTTCTTTAGGATATTCTGGAAACTATACTGAGGCAGGTTTAGGGCATACTAACTCTATTAACTCTGGGTCTTTTAGTGGATTTGGTATGGGTAGTTTAACCTCAGCAGGGTTAGGATTAGATACATTAGGTCAATCACTAGGATACTCTCAAGGCGGTAGAGGTGATGGCACTGGCTATTCATCTCAAATGACAACTAGCACTACTCAATTAGACCCTTCAGTTAAGTCTGCCCTAGATGAACTATCAACTATTAGTAAAGCTGTAGTTGAGGCAGTTAATAAACAGGTCGAGGAAACTAAGAACTTATCCATTAGTTTAACTCAGTTTGATGCTAAAAATCCATTAGGCAGTATGAAGGCAGCTATGGATGTAGTAAATGGTAAAATAAACGTAGACCACCCAGAGAATAAAGCCTTACAAATATCTGTAACTAATAGCAGAGTTAGTGTAACTAACAAAGTAGACGGTATGGAGTTAGGTGGATGGGAAAATGATGCTAAGAGTCCTACAGGAATTAGCGGGTATGGTATAGGCCAGCAATTAGAGCTAGGTAACACAGGTAGATTAGGTGTAGGGCACACATTTACTTCTTATGAAGTAGTTGATAATAAACTTAATTACAATGTAATAACCTCAACGTTTAAAACTGAAAAGATTAATGATAAGAATTATAGCCATAAAACTACTAGTGTAGAGTATGGCTCATTTTCTACAACTACTAGAGAAGGTTATCTAAACCACGAGATCGGTGGAGTTAATAAAGCAAATATAACTTATGATACTGTAATAGGTAAATTTACAATAGATTACCACTATTGGAATACAGCCAAAGGTGCAGTAGAGTTTGGATATATGGCTGAATTAGCTATGGACGTCCTTGAAGTGTTTGATGTAGATATGAAAACTGCAGGTAACATAGCTAAAGGTGTTGAGATAGCATCAATACTAGCCTTCTCAGTAATCCCAGGATTTAGAACTGGATTGATGGGTTTAAAGATGCTAGACTTCAATAAGGCTATTGGCCTAGCTACTATGTTAAGTGGATTTACTTCAGCTTACCAAGGTGTTATGAACATTGGAGATATTCTTGGAGTATCACTAGATAAGTTTGGAGTAACTACTGATAGCCCACATATTAATAACTTCTTTTCTGGAGGAGATAATGATTTAAGCAAAGTTAATGATGATTTATCAGAAAACTTTAATGAGAGCCCATTAGGTTTGGAGTCTATGTTTCTTAGGTCAAATGATATATTACCAGTAACACAAGATACTCCTACACAAAAGATTAAAAGAGAATATGCTAATATTACAGAAGGAGAACTAAATATGGAAGCAAATTTGCCTACAGAACTTGTTGGTATGAACAACTCTAAAGCTTCTAACTTGTTGAGTATTAATGAGGCTCAATACCTTGAGAACGTTATACTTTATCGTGGCATAGTAGAAAGCTCTACTAAAGATACGGAAGTCCATAATGGCATAGATACAGATTGCATTTATCTATACGATGATGACGGTTTTACAGGGGGGATTAAGTATAAGAAGTCCCAGAATGTATCAATAGCTCAACTAGCTAATACTACTTATTGTGTAGTAGATGGTGTAGTTCATATGCTAAACACTAAGGTAAATGGCATAGCAGATATTAAAGATAGGTTACTAACTTTAAAACTTGAGCCAGGAAATATTGCACTAGAAATAGCTACTAATCTATCAGAGGCTAAGATTAAAGAGATAGATAAAATGGTAGATGAAATGAGGGTTGTTGCTGAGGCTGAAAAATCTTATATAGATGAGCCAAAGAAAGGACAATTACCAGACTATGTTAAAGTTAATGCTTCAATAGATGCAGAGGATTATAAGAAAAAGTTTAAAGAGTGCCTAAAGAATGGTATTAGAAAAGCAGTTATTAAAGGCTCTACTGATGCGGCAGATGGAAAGAAAGTTGCTATTATTCTTGGTGGATTAACTGAAACTGCTGTAGCTAGGGATAAGAGATGGCAGGTAGAGTTAGACCTACTAGTAGCATTTGGCTCTATATTTAATAGATTTTCTAATGATGAGCTATCATATGCAGTAACTGTATATGACCCTAAAACAGGCAGAGAAAGTAACCCAGTTAAAAATGATATGTCCCTAACTTATGATACTAAGGTTGGTATCAAGATTAAGAATATACCAGCTGGATTTAAGGCTAAACTATATAGACGTAACGTAGGCTCTACACTATATAAATATATAGCTACAGTAGATAAAGAAGACTATGAGGATAACCTAACAGATATCCCTTCAGCACAATACCTAGATTTTAGAGAGATACACGATGTTGATGGATTAAAAGGATTAGTAGAGCATAAAGCAACTCTATTTGCATTTAAAGGACCTAATGTTTATTTCACTCGTCCGGGCAAACCTAACACGTGGAACGAACTACAAAGCGTTACCATCAATGAGAACGTTATAGCTATGGCATCGTCTCCATTAGGTTTGGTTGTATTTTCTAAGAACACAACTTATTTACTTGGTGGAACTGATAAGTTTAATTACACATTAGCTAACGTATCACAATCAATAGGTTGCTCATCTGAACTAAGTGTCCAAAACATTAAAAATGCTATTATATGGGAGTTTAATGGCTATCTAATGGTATCAATAGGCTCTGCAATAAATAACATAACTCGTGGACGATTTGAATTACCTAAAGGCAAGATAATTAATAGTGTTGTAGTTGGAGATGTTTATTATCTCTTTATGGACACTAAAGTAGTTAAGTTAGATTTCAATACTAATCAACCACAAATAACATTAATTGATTGGCAAAATGCTTTTGGTATATCTCTTAATCACGACTTGTATTACTTACAAGGTGATAAAGTCTATATGGCTTATGATGATGATGAAACTCAGCACAATGTAATGACCTACATTACTAATAAGTTTGTTGGCGGCTCTTTTGACCTTACCAAAGAGTGGAATAGTGTTAATATAGTTTATTCTGGAGATTTAGAAATAAGCGTATATATTGATGATAAAGAAGTAGTATCACAACACTTTACTTCTGATAAGCAAGATGTAGCTAATATAGGTATCCCAGTAGACCACAATGAAGGTTTAGGTATCTATCTAAAAATAGTGGGAGTTGGCAAGGTTTATAATTATAGATATATTTTTGATAATAGGAATATGAGATGAAAGAGCAAGAAATGTTATTTAAACTAAGGGATAAGAGAACTAAGTGCACAGTGTGGACTAGAGTTATGGGTTACCATCGTCCTGTCGAGAGCTTCAATCTCGGCAAGACTGGTGAGCACAGAGAGCGAAAGCAATTTACAGAAAATAATCATTTAAGAAA